CGATCTGGATCAAATGCTGTTTCACCTACCGCTGGTCGGCCAGACGTTCAAAAAGGTTTGGTGGGACGTAAACCTCGACAGGCAATGCAGCCAGTTCGTCAAGGCAGAAGACTTCTGCGTGGCTCCAGAGAGCAAAGACCTCTACACATCCCCACGCTATACTCACGTCATTAGAATGCCAAAGAACGACTACAATCGCTACGTTCAAAACGGATACTACCTCCAGACCAGCGATGCAGGCAGCGATGATGTCGATCCAGCCGACAGCGTTATTGGAGAAATCGAGGGCGTTGATGAATACGACGATAGCAATGATGACATAATCACACTGCTGGAAATGCACGTCTATGATTTGTTCGACGGCATTGACGGCGAAGAAATGGATGAAGAGGATGAGGACGATAACGCTGTCGCCCTGCCCTATGTCATTACCATCGATTACGACAATCAAAAGATCGTGTCGGTCAGGCGCAATTGGCGCGAAGACGATGAAATGAAAAAACGCCGCGACTGGTTTGTGAGCTACAAGTTCTTGCCCGGACTTGGGTTCTACGGCTTTGGCCTCTATCACATGATCGGTGGGCTGGGCAAAGCAGCGACAGGATCGCTTCGCGCCCTGCTCGACAGTGCAGCATTCAGCAATATGCAGGGTGGTTTCAAGCTGCGTGGCCGTGTTACTGGCGGTGATGTGCAAGTTAACCCCGGTGAATTTGTCGATCTCGACAGCACCGTCGATGACGTTAATAAGGCCATCATGCCCCTGCCGTTTAAGGAGCCGTCAGGTTCGCTGTTTAATCTGTTGGGCTTTATGGTTGAGGCAGGCCAACGCTTTGCATCCACAGCCGATCTCAATGTCGGTGACGTAAATCCAAACGCTCCAGTGGGATCAACGGTTGCCCTAATTGAGCAGGGATCGAAGGCGTTCAGCGCAATTCACAAGCGCCTGCACTACTCGCAGGGCCAAGAATTTAAACTCTTATCAAATCTAAACGCAGAAAATCTGCCAGAAGAGTTTACGTTCTCACGCGCTGGAGCAGCCGAAACGATCTATGCAGCCGACTTTGATGACCGCATTGATATCGTGCCTGTGTCCGACCCAAATATATTCAGCACCGCCCAGCGCATCGCGCAGGCACAGGCCGTTCTGCAAATGGCGCAGGCCGCGCCTCAACTTCACGATATGTACGAGGCGTACAAGCGCATGTACGAGGCGATCCGCATTCAGAACATCGATGAAATATTGAAAAAGCCAGAAGAGGCGGTCCAGATGGACCCCATCGATGAAAACATGTCGGTGATGTATGGCAAGCCAATTCGCGCCTTTATTGAGCAGGACCATGAGGCGCACATCGCCGTGCATATGCAGTTCCTGCAAGACCCGTCACTGGGCAGCAATCCAGCGCACAAGGGAATGCAGCCAATTCTAATGGCCCACATCGCGGAGCATATCGCGCTGCTGTACCGCCTCAGAATGCAGGCAGGCGTGGCAATGGAACTGCCCCCACTGCCAAACTTCAAAGACCCCGACTTCAAGTTTGAGAATGTTGATCCAGAGCAGGATCGCCTCATTAGCCAACGGGCCGCAGAAGTGGTCAGGGCCGCACCCCAAATGAAGCAGATCGAAGCCATCAGGGCGGCGGGTCAGCAGCAACAGGGGCAGGGCGATCCTCTGCAATACGCGCAGCAATTGGCAAAGCTGGAGACCGAAGCCCTCACGGCCAGAACGCAGGCGCAAATTGCAGCCGATCAGGCCAAGGCCAAATCGAACATTCAGATCAAGCAGGCAGAGGCCAAGCAGGATATGCAGATCGAAATGGCAAAGGCGCAGGCCGACTTGCAGGCGAAGGTCACAAAGCTGGAGGCCGAATTGCAGCTTGAGCGAGAGAAAAACGCCGCGAAAATTCAAATGGAGGCAATGAAGAATGTACCCCCCACGATATAATTTGCCCCCCATTAATCCTGCCGCCTTCGGCGGTTTGCCGACAGAGCAAGCGCAGGGTGGTCAGCCCCCACCTCCCTCCCAAGGTGGGGGTCAGCCACCCATAGACATGAATAAATATTTAATGAATAAAGTGGCAGAAATTCGCAAGCGCATGGGCGCTGGTGAAATGGGTGCCTTGACGGCCATATCAGACGCCGCACAAGTTTCCGCACCGCAGCAGCCCCCCATGCAGGGGCCACCCCAACAACAGGGAATGGCGTGATGGCTGAGAGACAGGGCGCATTTGCAAAATTAAATGTTGAAAATAGATTTGATGATTTTAATCTTCCTGTTTCTGGCAGTATGCGTTTTGAAAAACGGCCCAATCAATCACGATCTGAGTTGGATTTATACAGAACATTTGATGGCAGAATGGGCAGTGTCACGCCCTCAATGGGCTACACTACCGAAGAAACGAAATACAGAGATGGTCAGGCTGACGTTGAGAACAGGGCCAGAACCGTGCGTCTTGGGCTTGATGGAGCGACCACATTGGGGCCAGTGGACATAAGCGGCAATGCTATGGGCAGCAGAACCATGCAGGACAATACCTACACGTTTCCCTTTGGAAGTTTTACGCAGGGAAGCTCCAGCACATTTACAAAATTAGGCGCTGCGGCAAAGATGGGCGCGTTTGATTTTAACGTCAGCAGGCAGAAATCAACGGGCAGGGAGCCAGTTTATTCTGGGTCTCTTGGAATAAACATTGGCGATGGTGGCCGTATCAGTTACTCTGACAGCAATATGGGCGAACCGAGAATTGACGCCAGATATAGAATGGAGTTTTAGGTATGAACGACAAGATGTATAGGCAGAACGGCGCGTTTGCAAATATGGTTCCACGCCAGACGGTGATTGGCAACCAGCCGCACATGCTGGCTTATATCAACCCGTCCGAGGAGCAATTGCTGCAAGAGTATCGAAATGATGCGCCCGTACTTGCTGGGCCAGACGGTGTGCCTTCCTATGCTGGTGGATATACTAGCTGGACTGATAGGTTTGACGGCGGTGGGCCGGGCAAATCTGGCGCACAGTTTAGCGGAGCGGGTGCCGCAGACTTGGATACGGACAACGATAATTACATTTCTCAGGCCGAATATGCGGCAGGGAAAGCAGCGTCCGAGGCGAATAGAAACAACAAAATTTCCAATGCCTATGACAATAAAGACAACTTCATCAGTGGGATCAGCAACTTTGTTGGCGCACTGCCACGGGGTTCAGTAGTTGCGGAGGCAGCGCGTGACGGCAATATGGACACAATGAAAACCACTGGCATTGCAAAATACTTGCAGGGTGGTGGAATGCCGGGCGCTGTTATCAGGGGAATTACGGGCGATGCTGCCAAAATGGGTAGAGCCTTAACGCCAGAGCCAGTGCAAGCCTTTGCAGGGGGCTTTGGCAGAGCCGCTGTAGATATGGGCCGAGCCTTAACTGGTCAGGGCAATCTCACAGAAGCGCAAGAGCAAGAGCGATTGGCTAAGAGTACAAACAGCATCTTTAATCAGGGCGGCGAGGCTCCCCCCCAAAACGTTATTGATGCGTATATAAATGAATATAGACGCAAAAACCCACGGGCATTTAGGCAGGCTGCGGCTGTTGAGGAGCCTACTGTCTTAGACAATTATTTTGATTACAATACATCAGAAAAAGATGATTACATAGTCCGTGATAATGGTGACGGGACTTATTATGTTAAATACCCAGACGAGACGGAAGCCATACACAATTTAACACAAATTACAAATCTTGGACTTACTCCCACATAGGACACCAACATGGCAAACACACAGATAAATCTAATGCAGAGATACATCTCAGCAATACTAAAAGCCCCAGAGCCTCTGCGGCAAAATCCAGAGGTATTCAACGAGGTAATGTCTCTTGTTGATGACGCAAAGGGAAAGCTAAACGCAGCAATGTCCCGTGGCGAAGACATTTCAAATGTTCGCCTGTTTGAAGACGATCAGGCCGAAGCCATCGCGCAAGTTGTAACCCAAATGGAGCGCAATATGCCAGCGTCCAGCGCACCATTGGGCCGTCCAGACTTCGGCACAGGCGCAGCACCCGACATGTCCATGCCGCAGGCAATCCCCACGCAGCGGGAGCCGTCAATGACGCAATCCGACATGGATCGCGCAATGGCAAATAATAAACTGGCCGATGAAATGGCACCAAACTACGCCCTGCCCTCATCGCCACGCCCAAAACCACGCCCAGCAAATCTAGGCACAATGGGACAGACGCGCCCACAACCACGACCATAAAGGAGGCCGACATGGCACAGGTAGAAGTCGAAAACATGGAAGACAATGCAACCCTATTCTTGCAGAAAATGGGCTTCCCGCATGACGCAGACGGACTTGATCTGTCCGACGATCAATTGGTTAACTTCCTGCTGCTGTGCCATCAGGCGATGGTTGGAATTGATGGCGAAGATGCCATGTACGAAGACGATTACGAAGACGTTGACGAAGAAATGATGGAAGTGCCAAGCGGCAAAGACATGAAAATCAAGGTTATGAAACTTGATGGCGGCAATGTCCACGAAATGATGAATAAGCTGCTTGGCGGTCACTAATGCCCGTTATGAAGGTCAAGGGCGGCTACCGCTGGGGCAGCAAGGGCAAGGTTTATAAAACCAAGGCCGAAGCAGCCAAGCAGGGCCGCGCTGCCCACGCCGCTGGATATGGCAAAAAGAAAAGGGGCAAGTAGATGGCAGGGCCGTTTAATATAAACGCTTTATTGAGAGCATCGACAGCAACAGGAAATCCTATTGGCGCTCTTGGCCCCTTAGTCAGTGGCAAAGTACCGGGGGCCAATCCTTCATTCGGGCCAACTGGCCGTATTTCGACCCGTGTCCCAAGAGAAGGAACGCCAAACACTGGTGGTGAACAACCAAAGCCAGAAGTTTATAGTGGTGGCCTTACAATCGGCAGATCAGCTATGGAAGGTCTTGGAAATGTAAAAGACAATATATTAGGCAAAAATATGGAATTTTTGGCGTCTGGTCGGAAAACGGAAACAAACCCAAAGAAAAATACATATGAAGATTTGGAGACATATTTCCCCGGTTTTAAAGGCATAAGAGGTCTACCAGAGGCAGACGCAGCAGATTTTGTCAGTGCAATGCAGCGCGAAAATCTAAACTGGATCATGGATAAACTGCCTGCTGAGTTTCAAGATCGCGCTAAATATTGGTACGTTGGTGCCAATAGATTTTCTGAAGAGCTTGCAATTAAATACGGTTTGCCAAGGCAATCAATGTCTGGTGTATTGGCGGCTCTATCACCCCAAATGGATTGGTTTAAAAAAGCATCTCTTGGTGAGCGCGTTGTGGATGCCGTCATTAACAACCGTGCATTTCCTTGGTCAGAAGAAATGACCAATGTTGCGAAGCGATATCCAACATTTGTAGCAACAGAAAAAAATAGCCCAAATAAAAGAATTTGGGAAAGCATTAAGGGCAAATCTTATCAAGACCTTGAGACCATAGAGCAAAAAGCAATGTGGGTTAGAGCATATGATCAAGCCCACAACCCCAGTACATATCGCGCCCTCACGCCAGAAGGCGACATTGGCGACATAATTAATAAAAAAGATGCAAACACTACCGCAAATATTGGCTGGGGCAGCTTTGGCGACATTGGCAAGGCCATTCAATCCATTGAAAGCGGTGGTGATTTCAACATCATATCTGATGCAATGGGTGGAAATCATAAGGTCAGAAACTTTTTTAATAATATTGAAGTTCCATTCTCTGACATGGGCGATGTTACAATCGACACACACGCCATTGCGGCTGGTATGATGCGGCCATTGGCTGGCAACGATCAGCTAACTTCACAAGGGTTGGGAATGGCTGGGGGGTCATCAAAAGGAACGGGTGCAAAGGGTCTATATGGCTTAACGGCAGATGATTATAGATTT